CAATTTCATATAAAACTTTTCCAGGTTGAACTGTATCTAAAATGCTCACGAAATAATCTGTGCAAGTCTGGCTGCTGTATTGATCGCACCAAGAGCAATATGTAAATGACCTTTTTCTCTTGCTTCCATTTGTAGCGTTGCAGCCTGCGATAGAAGATTCGCCACCATTTCTGGCCTTTCCAAGTCCCAATCAGCTTTCATTTCGGCTCTTACGATTTCAAGATATTTGTCTACTGATTTATAACCTACCCCCCATTTTTTAGAGGCATATTCTATGCAATCGGATCTACGACCACCTTTGGCAATGATTTTGCCAAGTTCTCGTGACCTGATCAATGTTTCTATTTTTGTGCCTTTTTTAGCCATTACTTAGATGTTACACGGAAAAGCGAGAATATGAATATTTATTAATTTTGAGACTCATTTGAGACTGAGCAGGTGTTCCCACGTTCCCGATGTTCCCACCTTTGCACCAAACTTACCTTGAGTTATATTTATCCCCTATATTCCATA